TTTGTAGAACATACAGTTATATTGTTGCCAGTGACAATAATTTTTCCTGTACCAAAAGCAAGTGTTCGTGTAGTAGTAGCACTTGAGGTAAAAGCTACAGTTGTAAATGTAAAACTGCCTAGGCTTAGGGTTCCTTGGGTAAGTATAGAGTTACCATTGGTGAGGGCAATTAATTCTACGGTAGTATCTCTAACCAAAGAAACTGTGCCGCCAAGTGAATCAATAAAAAGTTGGTTAAGGCGCAGCGTTATGCCTGCTGAATCTAGTGTTTGCGTTAGTCCTGCCCCAGCAAAAGTCCAAGTGGGCGAACCTGACACCGTGGTCATTGTCATGGACGAAGTGAGCGTCACGTTCCCATAAATGGTGGGGTCGTTGTTGCCTTGAGTCCAGTTAAACGCCACTGTGCGCCCACTAAAGCTCAGAGTCCCCATGTTCCAGTTTCCGTCTATCGTGACGGTATTCCCAGTACGCAAACCGTTATTTACAGTAGCCCCTGCATTATCAATAATGGCTGTATCTTGCGCTAACGGAAAATCGTTTACCGCTGGTGTTGCGGTATCAGCCGAGGATGTTGACCATACAGTGCCTGACCAGTTTGCGCTTGCGCCACTTACGCTGCGAAAGTATTTGTTTGCCCCTGCTCCAAATGTGATGTTGGTGTTGCCTAAGCAGTTACCCAAGCGAGTTCCAGACCAAGGAGAAGAGGCCCCGGCGGCAATAGTGTCTTGAAAATCCACATCAACCAGTGCGGTAAGCGTAGCAACGGTAAGTGTGCGGGGAATACCTGTGACACTGCTGTTGACAAACATACGGCGGTTTGCTGCTGCGCCGTTGCTTAAAGTTAAAGTACCACTGACTGTTTGGTCTGCCGCAAGGCTAACAAATCGAATATTTGCAGAAGCTACTGTGGCTTGAGACAAAGTAGTAAATGTATTTGCCCCGGTTATTGTTGTTGTTCCAGTGGCTGTACTTGTAAAGCTAACTGTGCTGTAAGTTAAACCGCCCCCGTTGAATGTGCAGCTTGCACCGCTGCAAGTGATTGTAGATGTTCCTGCATTAAATGTTAAATTGGTCGTAGTGGTAAATACCCATACGCCTGTACCGCCTGTCAAAGTAAGCGTACTACTTCCAAGCGTTATTGACCTAACACCGGTTCCACTGGAGGATATACCCGCACCATTGATGTTAAAGTTTCCGGTACTAAACGCACCCGCAGTTACAAAAATAGCATTGGTCGTGTTGGTAAAAGCACTGCCTAATGTCCAACCACCACCAACCCCGTTAAAGGTGACCGTCATTGCCCCCAGCGTCAAATTATTTGTGGTGACAGTTTTGCCGGTCGTGGTAGCCAAGAAGTTTATGGCTGCACCGGTTGTGGTAGTGAACGTAATTCCTGTAGCAGTACTTGACCAACTACCATAGCAGTTGATGACTGAGGTAGCCGCAGAGGTAATAGTGACGTTGCCCGTAGCAGGGCCAGCAATCGTTATGTCTGCTGCAACTGCATTGGTTCCTATCGTTACAGCATAGGCTGTAGCATTGGACAGGCTGTTAAAGATGACGTTATCAGCGGATGTTGGTGGCCCAGCGCCCCCAAGACCACCAGAGGTCGTACTCCAGTTAGTTGTGGTTGTGGCATCCCAAGTACCTGCACCACCGCGCCAATAGTAGGTCGCCATGACTATGCAATCCGCAACAACCCGGTAGTAGCGTCATTGGTTGGCATCGTCAGGATAAAAGTACCGGCGGTGATTGTTTGAGAACCAAACGTGTGGACACTTACGGCCTTGTTACTCTGTGTGGAGTTGTAAATCAAGACCGCGTCAAAGGCCGTAGACAGCGTTACAGTTGTGTATGTAAAACTAGCTGTAGGGGTCGTAAATGCCGTGGTTCCTGTAGCTGCCGGTGCATTCCAACTGGTCACGGTAACTCCACCAGCGGTGTAATTAGTCCCCGTTACTTCGCCTGTTGAGCTATAGGCTGTGGTTGCAGCATTGACTGTGGCTGAGGCTAGATACAGGGCCGCTTTGAACGTGTCTGCGGCAGTCGTACCGCGAGTTGGCGCGGTTCCAAAATTATGGGTTGCGGTAAGCAACTCAGTCTTAAAAGACGTACACATTGCTTGGGTATTTGCCACGATATTTCCTTAAAAAGATGCTGCTATTGCTTCGCAAGTAACCGCTGGTTTTTTCAGCGTTACATGAGCAGACCGGTGAACCAACTCACCATCCAGCCAGTACTCAGTCCATGTGGTGAACTCATTGTCATTGTTCACCTCACCGGAACGGTGTTCCAGCAGCGAGTCATCCATGTCGCCTTTGGTTGTAGTAACAATCAATTTGAACTCCTGATGAGTGCGGTGGAATAAGTAGCCATGTTAGTCCTTTAGCAAAAAGAAAGGGGCAACCTCTTGTGGAAGCCGCCCCTATTCAGGTAGTTAGCGCTTAAGCCAACTGTTCACGATCTACCGAGGCAGGGCCAACGCGATCTTGTGCATCGACAATCAGCGCAAATACACGGACAGAACCAGCGCTGAGAGTTGTAGTCTCAGTAACCAGCAGCAAGTCCAGAGTATCAGCAGAGCCGGTGACAATCGGATAGCCAGCGGTTGCAGGGGTTGCGTAAGTGCCAGCGGTAGCCGAGCTAGTGACAGCGAAAGCCGACACATAAGCAGCAGCAGTCACGCCGGTAACACCCAAGCTCACCGTGCAGCTACCAGTAGCGGCAGTGATAACTTCGAAGCCAGCAGCCAACACAATGGATTGTGCAGGGATTTGCAGAGCTTCGATGACATCAGCAGCAGCCAGTGCCGAACCTTTTGCTGTTACAGCCGCAGACCAGCTAACGGTGTTTTCCACCATGTAGGGCATGTTGCGAACGGAACGAACAGGTTGCAGTCCCGAACCAACAGCATTAGAGAGAGTGGTAATAGTTGCCATTTATGTTCTCCTTAAGCAGCGTTATACTTAGCAGTGACAAGCGCCTCAGGACGCAAAATCTTGCGACCATAGAGGTGCATACCACGCACGATGTCAGCAAAGCTATCGGGGTCACGATAGGTTTCTGTCTTGGTGATCTGCTGAGCGGTAGCAACGGCAGACTGATGACCAGCAACGATCACACCGAAGTTGGAGTTCTGGTTAGCAGTACCAGTAGTACCAGCGCCAGTTCCAACTTTCGGCAGGTTGTTAGACACATACACTTTGAAGCCGTGCAGATTGTCCACCACCAAACCGTTTTGCAGACCAGACCCACCGAACAGGCTGTTCAGCAAGCGGCTGTCTTCGTCTTTCAACAGTTCCATGAAGATGGGATCAATCACCAACCAACGACCACTGGTGTCAACGAATTGCTGATCCAACAGACGGCTCATACGGGAGATCACCATCAGAGGAGAAGCCGTAGCCGTGGGTAGTGCGGTAGCACCGGGCAGACGAGCAGCCAAAGGAATGGAGTGATCGCCAGCACTAGCAGTGGTAATGTTGCCGAAGTCGCTCTTCTTCAATACCATGCTGGAAAGCAGTTCGTTAGAACCAGCTTCGGTCAGTGCCTTAGTACCGGGGTAGGTAGTGCGGGCAGTACCGGCTTGGGTATGCTTAGTGGACTGTTGATAGCCCGACAGGTAGCCCAAAACGTCTTGGTCATACTGGTCACGGATGCGGTAGGCAGCGCGATCAGAAGCCATCTGCATGAAGTTGACATGCGAGTGAGCAGCTTCAATGTCATCAATCTTGAAGGCGTAGTAGTTAGCCTGATCGACAACCAGCGTGAAGTCTTCGTCATTCAGGTCTTGTGCCGTGATCTGTGTGCCACGGGCGTAAGACTGAACACTAACTTCAGGTTCTTTGATGATTTTAACCGAATCGCCCATGTTGGCAATCTCGCCAAAATAGTCGTTGTTGGTTACAGCTTCAACAGTGGAAGCCTTACGGAATGCAAGTTGTACTTGCTTGGAATAGATTACTGGGCTAAAATTGCCATTGGGCAAATTGCCGTAACCCGTTGCCTTGGGAAATGCCATGATATTTCTCCTATAGATAGATGGGCATATATTTAAATACGCTGACCTAGTTCCACAGGGCCAATCATGCTAGGTGAATAAACATAAGCCTTTTAGGGGCTTACCTTTATTGGCTAGATTATTTGGGTAATCTGCTCACTGACAGTTTGCGTTACATTCCTTAGTGTTGGTGGTGGTTTTGCAACGGCAGAAACACTAAGAACAGGGTTGAGTTAACAACCTTGCTCAAAGTTATATCACACTTTTAGTATGTGTCAACACCTACCGCGCATTACCGCTCAAGTCGTATACAAATTTACCAGACTTGATAGCTTTGGAGATGGCTTCTTGGTTGGCTTCATACTGCTGAGAAGTCATGGCGTTCACTTGTGATTCATAAATTACGCCATCAGAATCTACATTGGACGGGGCAGATCTGCTGCTTCTAGTGGATACACTTTCGGCTGCGCTTCTGTTATCAGACTTCTTAGCCTTACCAATTCCCTTGTCTGCCTTATACAAATCAATGGCGCGGGCTGCTGATTTGGCATCCGAATCATTCTCATACAAAGCATTCTGCACCCAAGTTGGTTGATCTTCTACCCAGTTATGAAACTCATCACTTTCCTTAATGGCTTCAAAGTCGGGGTGGATACGGAGAAGTTCAGCCTCAGCTTTATCTCTAGCAGTTTGCTGCTCTCTTTCATCCAAAGCTTTGAAGCGATCAGCCAGTTCTGCTGACTGCTCCTTAGCTTTCTTAATGGCAATTGTTTCCACAATGCGGGCAACATCAGGATATTCATTCGCCCAAGCAGCCAAGTCTTCTTCACTGGAAGGAAGCTTAATCTGATTGCTGGTACTCTTTTGAAGTTGTGAACGAAGGTCATCAATTTCTTTCTGAAGTTGAACCTGCTGTTTCTGAGAATGGCTTCTCAGATCGCCATAGCGCTTTTTGAATGTCTTCTCTTCTGCGCTGAGATTGCTGTCATCTTCTGAACCAGTGAGTGCAGGTTTACCTTCTTTGTTCAGATCGATTAAGTTCTTAAGCTCTTCTTCCTCTTGTTTGATTCGTTCGTCATTAGCATTGCGGCTAGCAAATGCTGTCTTCTGTTCTACTTTTTCCAATACTGCTTCTGTCATAAACTACCTTTAAGTTGGGGCTTGTCTGTAGCCGAATAAATCGGGGAGTCAGGTTAGCCAATGATGGTGGGTTATTATTGAATATCTGCCAGCCCACCACTGGATTAGATATGAAGATTATATAACTAAATTAGTTATGGGCCACCATCACCACCAGTGGTATCAATACCGGCTTTAGTCAAACTGTTGGAATAACTTCCATTTGAGTCTGGTGTTTGTTGATTACCAAACTGGCTGGCTCTTTCAGATTTTGCTGCGCTGTCTTCCGCTGCTCTTTCGGCTGCGTATTCTCCTTCTCTTTTTGCTGCTTCTGTAGCTGCTCTTTGTGCCGCTTCTGCCCTATCGGCTGCGTCTCTAGCTGCGTTTAAGGTTGCTTGATTAGCCGCTTCTTTAACTGCTTTTTCTTGCTGTTTAGCCTCTCTATCATCTCTAGCTACTTTATCTGCTCTCTCTGCATCTTCAGCCGCAAATTTAACATCAGCTTCTTTTTCTTGTGCAATTCTTTTCTCTACTTGAGCTATTGCTTCTGCCGGTGTTAGACCAGCATTAATAAGATTAGAAACATTAGTATACTCTCCTGCTGGCACTGCTCCTTCTAATTTTGCTTCAGCAAGTTTAGTATCTGCACTAAAATAAGAAGCAACAGCAGGATCAGCAACCACATTTATTGCTTTTTGAACAGCAGCTTCAGGAGTCATCCCTTCTTCGGATATGAATTTTGTTACATCTTTCCACATGCCTTCTGGAACTTTATCTGCCAATTCTTTTGGCATTGACATCACATCTTTATTAGCTGTATTAAATCCATTGGTAATACCAATAAGAGCATCAAGTGTTGTTTTTGGCCCGTAGTTGAAGTTAGTACTTTTATCCGAGTTAAGTCCAGCTGCATTAGCCGCAGCTACAGCAATATCTTTAGCACTCTTTCCTTCTAATGTTGCCTTTGCCGCAGCTTCTTGAGCCGCTTTTATATCCCTTGCATCAAATCCCGCAGCGGCTAAGGCAGAAGCATCAATAGCCTGTGCATTAGCAGCCGCCATTTTTTTATTGTTCTCTTTAGTGGCGTAAGCCCCTGCTGCTCCCACAATAAGACCAAAAATGGGATTAGCAAGACCTGCAACAAAACCAGCCACTCTAGCTAGATTAGGATTTGTTCCTCCTTGAATATCACCAAAGCCTTCTATTCCTGCATCGTTAGGCTCACCAGAAACTGGCGCGCCTTCTGCCTCTGGTTTTCCAGCGCCGCCGGGGCCACCTCCACCTGCTCTGGTAGCTGAGGCTGCGTCAACAATAGGGGCAGTGGGTGCTGCTGGTGTAGTGGGTGCAGTCTCTACTTTCTTTTCTACATATCCAGTGGGGACGGGAAGCAAAGCTTTACCATTAACAAATGGAATATATTTAACTGCTTTTGTTTTTACATCCTCATACTGCACCATCTTAAAGCCTTTGATGGGAGCAGCGCTGTAGTCGGATGTATTAACTGATCCA